TTTCACGCAGATATGTAATAATGACCCTGCGCAGATTCTCAAAGTCGTATGATTTAAAATCAGCATTTCTAAATGTCTGATAGATTCTAGTCCAGTCTTGGTTTAGAATAAGATTATTTTGTCTGCTGGTAGTGGTCATTTCAAGTCCCTATGCCAATATTTATGTTATAAAATAAACTGGTCATATTATGATGTTATTGGCTTTATCGAAATCAAAGGTCATGCGTTCATTTACGTTGAAAGGAATGTACACTATGTCGGCCTGTATGCGAATTCCTTGATCTGTGCTGTCTATGGTAACAGTATTAACTGAGATTCTCGGATCATAATTTATTATGGCTTCAACATCTTTGGCGATAATCTGCTTGACGTCTTCGGTGAAATTTTCAAACAGCATGTCCCAGATCACTGTGCCGAAATCTGGATTTTCTAGTTTCTCTCCTTTACGGATGTAGAAATGATTGATCAGATCCTGTTTGACCAAATCAATATCATAGAGTCTATAATTCTTAGAACTCTGCTTGCTGTCAAAGCCTTTGTATAAAAATACACCCTGACTTTCTGTTGTAACCGCTGTGGTATTGGCCACTGATTTTTGATTGTACAGTTGATTTGCCATGACTAAACGTCCCTATCTGTGTTATCAGGAGTAAGTTGTGCAGGAGCTAGATGCTCATGCAGAGGCCAAGGTTCGTGCATAGGAATTCGTTTCATAAAACTCTTCACTATGCCTGACTGATATCTCTTGGCCCACCCTGCTGTGGTGCTAGTTGCTACATTGTCTCTGAGATCGTAGGGTCTAACAAAATCTGCTGGTTCAGCAGTTTCAGCATTGTTAGGTCCGTTGAGATTGATTTTTGCGCCATTCATTTTTAGTTCGGATGTGGAACCTAGGCTGATATCTCCGGTAGCAGAAACTTTGAGTTCTGTGTTGGTAGCTATATCCATATCATTGTTGGCTGAAATCTTGAGTTTGGCCCCAACTAGGATATCACTGTTAGCTCCCACGGTGAGCTTGGCATCGTTGTTGATCAAGAACTCCATGTCGGTGGCTATTTCCGCATGCCATTTGCCTGATTCTGTTCTAAAATTCATGTTACGGCCCGCTTCAAAATTAATGTCTCTGTCAGCACGTATGTTGAGATCGGTACCGGTATGTATGCTAACGCTGTCTTGAGCATAGATATCTATCTTACCATTGCTGGTCATTTCAATCCAAGCAGTGCCTCTGGCATTGCCTATGTAGATCAAATCCTCGCTGTTGTGTAACAGTATCTGATGTCCGGTTCTAGTCCTCACTCTGAAATATTCATTGTAAGGCACCGTAGGCTCACCTTGTGAAATTCTACGCTGAACTTCCGGATCTAGCAGATCAACGTATTTTACTGGGCCTTCTGCAGCAGTTTTTTCTCTGTGATATCTGTCATCCCCATCATCCATAACTAATTGTGTGCCGCCGAGTCTGCTGATAGGAAGTGGTGCAGACTTGCTGTCTTTTTTGCCTATCACTGCTTTTTTTGCATTGGTTCTACGATCTACTGGCCCTGGGGTTGAAATGCCAAATACCATACCAGGCAGTTCTCTTCTAGGCGATGATGACGATGTTCCACGAACATCATCTTCTAGCAATCCTTGTTCTAGAAATCTATCAGCGATAGGATGTACAACTCTGGGAATTTTTTCTGGATCTATTTCTTGTTTCTCACCATTGATACGTTTGTTTATTTCTGCCACAGGCAGTGGCAATTTAGTATTGCCATATCTTGTTTTATCAGCAGAATCTAAGGCATTGATCTTAGATCCGGCAATAGCAGGTACCATGTTGTTGATATATCGACCCGGCACACAGGCAAACCAATAGCCTTGGCTAGGGTCTCCGTCCACGAACAACACCAACACATTGACTCCCACATCCGGTGGAACGAACCACATGCCATAACTCTTCTGGGTGTCGTTAAATCCTTCTAGAGTAGATTGTGTGCCGTCATTCTTGCCCATGTATTCAAACCCCGTGTATCCGAAGAAAGGCGGTGCGTATTTTACTATGTGTAGCTGACTGTCATCGCCGGGGTCATTGCCTTGATCTTTTATCAGAGTAACTTCTAGAGCTCCCATAAATGTAGGATCGAGATGGCTGATCACCCTAGCAAGATATATACCTTGAGTAAGCCCCCCTGATTTTCCTTCACCTTCTGCTGATGGTCTTCCTAATTCTGCCATTTATTATCCTTGTCCTAGATCTCTGTAATATTTAAAACCTGTTCTAGGTGGTGCTTGATTGCTGGTGGTTTTAGTTTTAGATGTGCCGTCTGTGTTAGAATTCTGTGTTCCGTTAGTGGAGGCTAATTGGGTAGTGGGATTACCATCTTCTATGGGGCTGGTCTTGGGTGCTTCCTGTTCTTTGATTTCTATGGCTCCGGCATCTGTTGGTGTAACTGTACCTGTTTTGTCTTCTTCGGTGATTTCTGGTCCTTGCGGTCCTGGCATCCTAATACATCTGAGTTTCTGTTTCCACTGCCCGTCCACAAAGGTGTTTTCGCACATCACTACTCGGTATATGCCGCCGAATGGACTTTCTTTGCCTGCCTGCGAAAAATCATACAGTCCAGTTGTTTCATTAATATCGGTCGGAGTTAGGAATGTTAGATAGATGTATATGTTGCCACTTTCATAGTTCATCGTACCGTCGTTGGTTATCTGACTGGTAGAAGAAGGAGCATCTGCAAAATAGTTGGCAATTCCGCTGTCTATGATCCAATATGGATCTCCCATGATTTCTAGATTAACTGTGACCATGTCAGCACTGTTGCCGCTGAGGAACGCCTGTTGAAAGTTTTCTGCAATATTTTGTTCTACGGTTTTATCATCGCTGCCGCCCTTGAATCCTTTCAACAGCCTTGGATCTCGTCTTGGTCTTGCTCTACCCAACTGTGCGGCCTGCGAGGCTGGAGCTTTTCCTTGGCCTGTGCCTGTGTTTGCATTGAGTCTTTCAGCTGGTTTTTGATCTTGGAGAGAGGTTTTCCCCGCACTGTTTTCTTCTTTGGGATTAGCACCGGTATAGAATAAATTGTTGATTTCTATGTCAAATCTTGTGACATCAACATTTTGGCCGGTATAGATATATTGATATTCTTTTACCACTGATTTCATCAGCTGATGATAACCTATCGGTGCTGCACTGGCATTTGAAAATATACTTTGATGTATGTAGTATGGCACCACACGATAGGTGATTTTTTTGGCGTAATCTCCGATTAATGGATCGTATTCTAACAGTTCGATCTGTGCATCTAGCTTGAACCATGAGATATATCCTTCAGGACTGGGCTTTTCATTTATGGCATTAAAGGCGTACTTAGAACTCAGTATGACCTGATTCATAATAGCAGTAAGAGATTGTCCTTGGCCAAACTGGAAAGCTCGTTGCTTGGGATCAATGGTCATGCCATCACGTTTGACCAGTCCTGTTTTTTCATCTATGCTGTCTCCGGCACGTTTAAAAATATTTGCGCCACCTCTCAGTTGATCAAATCCCAGACTAGAAGTACCTATGGCATTTTTTGGCAGATTGCCTGGATCTGTTACTGTCTGCACTCCTGATCCAAATAGTGCGATGTCTCCTTCATTTTCTTCTTCTAGAGGATTTACTGTGGCTGAACTTCTTTTTTCTTTTTTTCCTCCAGACGAATACCATGCACTACTGATTTCAGGGAATTGAATCACGTACCTGTCTGTAAAAGATATGCGTTCTACTTTTTTTAATTCTTCTTCGTTTCGGTTAAGCACCGCTGTCAATCCGTCTGGACTGGTTTGTAGAACTTCCTCAACTATGCCTTTACCTCTAGGATCTCCGGCGATTTTTAAATCATTGTAGGTAGTGTTTATGACATCTGAAAATGCTAGATGATTATATGGTATGCCTTCAACCTTGTAGTTGGATCCTGCTTCCGTTACTGTGAATTTCATGCTGACCAATTTCATCACAAAAAACTTTGGTTTTATTGAACTGATGGCTACCCCTAGTTCATCAAACCCTTTGATGTCCATTCTCAATACATAGGGACAATTATCAAGATAACTGAGGTATCCTGCTTTGATTGCCGCGTTCTGCATGCTCTGCAACAGCAGTCCCATGGATTGAGGTTCTATAATGTCAAAGGTAAATTTTATTGAGTTGCTGTTTCCGGTTTTTTCATTTGCGCCTATGATACAGTTCATCACAAAATTGTTAATAAAATATTCTGGTGCGCCGAATTTAGTATTCACACGTTGATCATCAAACCTTCCACCAGAACTAAACACAATATTTTTCAGTTCACTGGTGCTGTTTCTATAGGATGCAGGATTATTAAACTGCTGAGGAGTCAGTGCTGCCAAGGTCCATAACACTGTGCTAGTGGCAAATTCTTCCATGGGGTTAGAGACCAGAGCCGGGAGATTTTTGATGGCTGCTGATGATATTTTTTTTGGATCTGGTGTTACTTTGCTTTTACCGTCTTTGATTGGATCAGTGGCTCTAGCAATGGCTTCGACGGTGGTACGGAATGCTTGCCCAATATTGTATCCTGCCGCAGTGTCAAAGGGAATAACTGGTGTTCCATCTGGTTTTTTTAATTCTGCAATTCTTCCGAGATAATTGATCGCCATGCTATATTCCTAAGAACTTTGACAGATTGCTTTTTTTAGGAAGATAGATAGCGGTGCCTGGTCTAAAATCATAGATGGGATCTTTGATCACTGACATGTTTCTTTGCACAAAAACCCACCATAATTTTGGATTTCCATAAAGATCATAGGCCAGTAAGTCAGGCCTATTGCGATACTGATTTTCTATCACATATCTCACATCATCTGCTTCGGCGGGCACTGGACGTATATCCAGCAGTTCTAGATAAAAATTATTCTGTTGTGTGTTGGCCCATGGACTTGCTTTTGAATATTTTGCCATTAGATATATCCTACCTGTCCTGTGGCTTCAGCTAGACTGCCTCGGGAGTAGTCTTGCAGGTTAAATTTACGCATTCTGGCTCTGGTGTATACTGGTGACACAGTGACCGAGATCGTGCTCAGCACTGGCACCCATGTAGTAGATCCAAATGATTCACATTTAACATAGTTGATATCATCTTTGAGATCCACTGAAAAACTTTTTATGATCACTGGAACATTATCAAACACACTGGCTCCATAGCCTTTGAGGATGCAGATGATTGGAGGATTGCCAGCAAGCTCTCCCGACCCGAAAAACATTTTAGTTGCTGTCTTAAAGAAGGTGGTAGCAGCGATCCAATATTCTGCGTCACTTTCAGTTTCGCAACTAAACTCTCCGGAAATCTGTATGTCGTCCACTGAGCTGCCTTTGTAGGCGTAGTTGGTGTAATTGTTATGCACTGTAGGAATCGCTGTGTACTCTGCTTTGGTCGCTACAGTGATATTGGGCAAATAAGGCCAAACCACTCCACCAGTTTGTTTAAGTCTTACAAAAATAGGACTATCAAAATAGTTCCATTGGCAATCAATCCTCACACGCCAGTCATTTTTTGTAGCGACATTGAGTTTGATTGGTTCACCGTTTTTAGCAAAAACATCTGCTCCCTTTGGCAGGTTGGCTCCTCGTTTTAGGCTAAGTATGTTGTTAAGCATACCGGCGGCCGAACTGATTTCACCTGCGGCTTTCATTAGGCCTCCAGCAAGACTACCGCCTGTTAATTTGTTTATGGTTCCGGAGATATCTGCTGCAATGTTACTAGTTGATCCTGCTACTGATCGTAGTGAATCCACAGCTCCACTAAATTTACTTTGCGCGGCACCGGCAAATCCTCCCAGGCCGGTAGTGGCTCCTGCTGTTCCTAGGGATGCCTGCAACTGTGAAATATCTTGTTTTACATTACCGGTGAATCCGTTAAGGCCCGAACCTACCTCACCCGATGATTTAGAAATTTTGTCGTCTAATTCAGCTTTGGCCTGCGCAAAATCCCCGGGTAATTGGGCCGCATCTGCTTCCTGTGTTTGTTGTATTTTAGAAGAAACTCCTGCGACCAGGCTGGCAAAAGGATTAACCGGTGGACCACTGGAGCTGTTGCTGAATCCGAATGACGCAGTCAACGATTCGTTGAGCTTGCGATTGTTAGCTACCTGCTCCGCTGTGATGCCTGTTGGATCTCCGCTGGCAG